CCTGAGTAAAACGGTGGATCAATATTGGGCCGTTGGTGGAGATATAAGTGGATCACTTTTCATCCGTCGTTGACAATAATCAACGCCCTTTTTACGGCTTATCCTGATATTCATATTACCGAGATAACGGGTAATAAATTCCCGTTCATCGATATCCGGTGAAATATGCAGCGTGACGGCCCGCGGGTCATTGACCAGTTCAGGGGCCAGCATGAACGGTGTTTTCAGGACTTCCGTCCAGAGCAGCGTCACCGCATCAGGCAGGCTCATGCGGTTAATATCCAGTTCCGTCCCGGCTGAAAACGACGGCAGCGGGAATAACAGCGCCATTGCAGGCAGCACCGGGAGAAGTAATTTTCTGATATTCATATTCTGTCCCTATGGTGTGGTGAGAGAAACGGACATCCCCCCGGCACCGCTGCCGGACGAACGCGACGGGGAAGGTTCACTGCCTGACCCGCTGTGAAACGTGATGTGTTCGCCATCCAGTTCCAGTACAGTAAGCAGCCCTTCATACGGCAGTTCACTGCGCACAAGCCGCGTGACGTTGCTGTTACTGCGCAGAATAAAAACCCCCTGCCCGTTACCGTCACGCATATGACCGGAAAGCCGCCAGACACGGGAAAGCGGCAGTTCTGCCGGAGATGCGACCTGTGGTACAGGCGGCGCTTTTTCAGTGGTGATTACCTGTGGTGGTGCCTGCATGACCGTTGCAGCCGGCTCATCAGGTGTGCCGGAGAAAAAATCCAGCACAAGACGTCCCCAGAACCAGAAAAACAGGCCACCCACCACAACGGACAACAGTTTTTTACGGCGCGCCTGCTGCTGCTCCTTTCGTTCCTCTGTCGTGAAGGTCTGCGACTCCCCTTTCTCCTGCCGCTCACGCAGCCGCCGGAACTGCCGGAGGGTTCTGCCGGGCAACAGGGAATACATGGCGCGCATATCACAGACCCGCTGATGCTCACCCGTTCCGAGCAGTTCCATTCCGTCATCAAATACCATGTTCGTCGGATGGATACCGTAAAAGGACGGCGCATAAAAAACGCGGGATTCATTGGGACGGGAATTCGCCCGGGGAACACCGATATAAATTTTTGCCGAAATCAGGTGCGGCAGAAGCCCTTTCCGGCTGCCCGTATCGCCAAACTTATCCGGCATGCAGAGTTCCAGAATATCGGACACGACCGGGACACGAATACGATCAAGACGACGGCAGCGGACAATCAGCTCACCCGTGGATTTAAATATTTTGCTGTCAACGGCGGATTCATCCTGCACCTGAATATAAACATCCCAGCCCAGTTTCCCGGACTGTACAAACCATTTGTAATATTCCAGGTATTCCCGGCCGGAAGATGTGCCGTTAAGCCATGTTCCGACCTCATCCAGAAATAACGCACCAAACCGCTCCTTCTCATTTTCATCACAACCACGCCCCAGCGCCCAGAAATCTTCAGGACGAGGACGGGCCGGAAGCACGGTCACCGGATGCGATGAAGCCGGGTCCATTTTTTCAGTATCAAGCGGGTAATTTGCCGCAATTCTGTGTCCGCGACGGTAAAACTGTTTTGCCACCATGGAGCAGAACAGCCCCTTCCCGTTGCGCATTTTTCCTGTCACCCAGTAAACAGCCATAACACCCCTACTTCATTAAACCCAGTGTCAGTTTTCCGAGAATGAAAGCCTTCACCCGGAAGGCAAAATACAGCGACCATGCGCCGGTAATAATATTCAGGCATACCGGAAGGTTATCCGGAAACAGGCTGGACACGCTGATCCAGACCGGATGCGTGAATACCGGAGAGGTCAGCATCAGGGAAGAAAACTTTTCATTCACGAAGGAAATAAAAACGCTGTAAAACCCATACCAGACCCCGACCGTGGTCAGCGCAATCACGGACTTGAGGAGAAAAAAACGCAGGAGGCACCGGAAAATAAACGGCACCAGAAATATCATCATATCCTTAAAAAAGACCGTCAGTCCCATAAAAACAGCTGGCATATTTACCTACCGGATAATGATTTATCAACCAGGATGACTAATGACACTGCGGTGATGACATAAATAAAAAAGCGAATAACCTCCCGCAGATAATCGTCATAAATACGACAGACACCTTCCGTGGAGAGATTAAAGGGCATTTCCTCACCCCCGAAAGGCCGGAATGAAAAACTTAAATCCAGTGGCACACAGACATCCCTGTTATTGCCGAAGAAGCCCTGAGGAATAATGCCGGAAAAATTAAGCACAGGCACATAATCTTCAATCAGGGGAATAAGCTCCTGAATCCGGTCCTGTACGCCCTGCTCCACTGAACTTATTCCGTTCTCAATAATCCCCTGCATGGTGCTGTTAAACTGCGCCTGAGACGAAGAGTAGTTTTTATCCGGCTCTGTCAGTGCGCCAAATTTTTCATCAATGCTGTGTAAATATTTCACCTGCCTTTCTGTCATATAATCCATGGTAACAAGGGTTTTATTCTGAAGTTCAATGTAGCTGCTATGAAAACTGTCAATTTTGTCTCCGATGGCAGGCAGTCCGGCATTCAGCAGATAATATATTTTTCTTCCCCACTCATCAGAAAGACCGTCATCCCCGTTTCCGGTGTTATTATCATTGCCGTCACTCCCGGTATTTCCACCACCGGAATTATTGCCGCCCTCGCTGCCGGAATTATTATCTTCACTACCGTTGTTATCTTCCTCATTACCGTTGTCAGGAACAATTTTTCCGTCCTCAATTTTATAACCTTCCCTTAAATAACAGGTGCTTTTATAAAGACTCTGCCAGCCGGAACCATTGGGAGTGCAGGAGTAATATTTTGCGTGAGCGCGCAACTCAGATAAAGGCATAGTTTCCCGCGGGGGATAATATCCTGAAAACGAACCACAGATTAACAGCGGATTATTATCACACTCCTGTCTCCTCAGTGTATCCGCAAGTTCAAGCAAATAGACAGCAGAAACCTGACCGGATACAGCGTTATCATTATCATCACCGGAACTGTTGTCTCCGTTGCCGCCGCTGTTATCCCCGTCACCGCCATCACCATCCGAAGGCTCATAAGCTGCCACAGGGATCCAGTCAGCGGCGACATCACCTGTTTCACTGCCAACAATCACACCTGTCGCCCTATAAATACAGCCATCCAGAACGGCATACCATGTATTATCACTGCGAAACGCTCCGGAAAGTGTGACCCCCTGCAGCGCCGGGCGGGAAATACAGACCTCATCAGCTTCAGTTAATTTAAAAGGCACAAATGTTCTTGTGAATGATTCAGCAGATGAAAAGAACGGAAGAAATAAAAGCAGAAATAACAGCCGCATAATGACCTCTGATAAAAAAGGGGCGCACGGCCCCTGTATTATTAATTAAACAGCATCAGGAAGATGCCATTCTGAAGAGGGATTTCACTACGCGGAAACCAATCATTAAAGAAACGCCAAAGCCCAGTAAAAGAAATGCTGCGGTTCCCACCACGCCCAGCGTTGACAAAATGGAGTTCACCACCGGGTCAATCATCGCTTTACTGATAACTGCCTGTCCGGGGGTATAACTCACATCATCAGCCAGAACAGGACCGGACGCCAGCATCAGGGAAGATGCAATGACCAGAGGTTTTTTTACGAACGTAACTGCTTTTTCACGAACAGACATAATATATAACTCCTGTATTATTACAAAAAAGATGAAAAAAGTGTTTTCGTCAGGGAAAACACATACCCGAAGCCAAAACCGGCAAGCCAGCTGATAGCCCATATACCAAAAAGTGCAACAAGCGGAGGATAAGAACCCACGCCGGATATTGTCACAAGAAAATTTGCCTCAGAAAGCATTATTAACGCCTTCCCGTAATGACTCCGCCAATAAAAGCCAGTGAAAATATCAGCACTGGCACAGCACCAAAGAGAATAAGAACGAAAAATTCAGTCGTGAGCATATTTCAAAAATCATTTACTTCGCTTAGGATAAATTAACTCATAGTCAGAAATAACGCTCACCATACTGCCTTTTTTCGATTTCATCCCATAAGCAGGAATAATTTCAATATAAAACCCACCCTGCTCACGGGCAAAATTTAAATCATCACGAAGACGCAAACCGACAGAGTGATGATTATCCGGGCTGACA